GATCGGCATAGCCGACGGACGTATAGCCCGCGTCCCGCAGGGCGCTGAGCTGACGCGCAAACTCGGATGCCGGCGTGTACAGAGAGCCGGTGTCCGCTTCGTCTTCGGTGAAGGCGTGGTACATGAGGATCGCAACGTCGGCGGTCTGCGCAGCCGGGGTGCGTGGGACTGCGACCACGGCCAGCAGCACGCAGAGCCCCAGCAGGACTGCGACCGCGGCGATGATCCATTTTCTCGTAGACATGGCAGACTCCTTGCAGTGTTATGAAAGGCAGGCACCCGTACCCGCCTATCCAAAAGCTGCATTTATTGTACCATACGGCGCGCCGCGCCGCAAGGCACAAGCGCCTTACGCACCGCCGGGTGCCCGGCGCATAAAAAAATAACCGAATCACCATCGGTGATCCGGTTATTGGCACACTCAGACTCCCCAAAACCGAACCCTGTCACATTTTCTGTGGCGGGGCTTTTTTCGACCCTGAAAGTCTTGGTTTTGCAAGAGGTTAGATTATATGCGGTAGTAATTTTATATCCGTCTGGTTCATCCCATACGGTCACAGAATTGACTAGAAGATCAATGAGCCGTCTTCTGAAATTCTCGTCTTCAATGTTTCCGCATTTGAATTGACTCAGCCAGAAAACGATTTGATCGCGGTCAATGCGGTAAACGTACTTTTCCTCTGATTTGATTTCTTTGTTGATGGTCTTTTTCTCGTGCTCGAGTTGTACGAGACGATTCATCAATGTTTCGGAGGCGATTCCTTTTTCGATAGCTGTTGTGATATTGGCTATAGATTTTTCGATTTCAGATAACTGCTCGGTCAACTGAGGGATACGAGTTTCGTTGACCATATCTTGCTCACTTTGTTTGATCGCCATATCTGCAATTTCATCAATGAGCTGATCGGTTAAAAGCTCGAACGCACTTCGCGCCACAATCTCTTCAATGTAATCTTTTCTAAGAGGGCGTTTTTCGCATCCGAGTCTGCGCTTCTTTGTGTAGCAAGAATAATAATGATAAGTTTTGCCACTTCGCCCAACGCCGCTCTCGCCGTTCATAGAAGCCCCACAATGGCCGCAGAACAGCTTTCCCGACAAGAGGTAATCCACCTTAGCCTTGCCCCTTGCGGGGGCAGTAGCGGTCTTAGAAAGCCGTCTCTGGACGGCATCGAAAAGTTCCCGGTCGATGATAGCGGGAACACCGTTTTCTATGCGAATGTCCTTGTAAGTATAAGTACCGATGTAGCGGACGTTTTGGAACATCACCTTAAAGCTACTGCGGTTGAATTCAGTATTTTTTGCGGTTTTATATCCTGCCGCATTGAATTTTCGAGCAATTTCCGCAACACTTACCCCATTGGCGTAGAGTGCAAAGGCTTCCTGCACAATATGGGCGGTATCTGGGTTTACGACCAGCTTATGATTTTCAATTTTATACCCGAGTGGAACGTGTCCCCCGACACTATGGCACTTCAAAGCGGATTCACGCATACCTCGCGTGACTTTTTGCGATAACTCAGCAGAAAAGAATTCGGCCATGCCTTCCAGCACCGATTCTAAAAGAATACTTTCTGGGTTGTCGGATAGGTGCTCTGTGGCAGACAGAACCTTTACCCCGTTCTTACGCAAGCGCATTTTCATGATAGCACTGTCGTTACGATTACGCGAAAAGCGGTCAAGTTTCCAGACAACGACGTAATCCCATCTTTGCTTCGCACTGTCCGCAATCATTTCCATAAGGTGAATGCGTTTCTCTACATCTTTTCGAGCCGTAGTCGCTCGGTCGATGTAAATTGCCACAATCCGATAGTGATTTGCTTTGCAAAAAGCGCGGCAATCCCGAAGCTGTCCTTCAATAGACTGATCGCTTTGACCGGAGGAACTGTAGCGGAGATAAAGTGCCACATCGTGATCGCCGTTGTAAAGAGTGAAAGGGTCTTCTTCAAATTGCGAGATTTCTTCTTTTGTTAAAGTGGAGAGATCAATCGGAAATTTCATAGTATTTGTCTCCATTCGTAAAAGCTAATAATCTTATCCGACAACAGCCGGTTCTTGATTTTCCTTTTTTTCTTTCTGCGTTCTGTCAAATTCATTCATTGCTAGCTGAATGATTCTCAGCTTTCCTTCTCCGTCGCACATACTGAAATACTTCAACAGCTTTTTCTCATACACCGTGTTTTCAGGAATGATCGGCTCATCGATAAGTTCTTCCATCGGAATATCTAGGAATTCCGCGATTTTAGAAAGGCGCTTCATGTATGAGTTACTTTGCCCGTTTTTCCAGTTTGTAAACATTTGCTGGTTTACACCAAGGTAATCGCACAGCTCCTTCTGGTCTAATTCTTTGTAGTTCATGCACGCGATAATGTGGTCGAGGATTTTTTGTTCTTCCTCTGTTCTTTTTACTTTACGGCTAACCATATTTACACCTCTCAGCAAAAAATAAATAAATTCGTTGATTTCCTATTGACATCAACAGAAATTGTTGATATACTCTGATCGTGAACAAGAGATTTTGACAACAAAAACCCGACCCCCGAAAGGTCTTCTTTTTCGGCGGTTGCTGTGGCGAATGGTTTAATTGTCTGGCAGATTGATTGTACCATTGCGCCCCTCGATTGTCAACAAATATTGTTCACAATACTAAGAAAGGAGCGATTTTGTGGAAGAACGTGACCAGATTCGCTACCGGCTGAGTGTTAATCACCTGTCGTTTACATGGCTGATTAATATGCTCGGAAAGCGCGGCATTAAAACAACCGCACCGGTTATGAGCGGAATTGTAGCCGGTACTCGTAGCGGGCCGTTTGTGGATAAGATCATCACTGAGTCTCTTGTCATTCTGGACTGGTACGAAAAACAGATCGGCAGCAAATCATGAATAGCTCATTTATCCCGGAAGTCCGGGGACAAGCTAAAGCATTCAGCTCACTCTTGGCTAGGTCAGTTCGAGAGTATTTCAAGGACGAAGACAACCGCAAGAAATTTGAGAGCTGGTACGAACAGAAATACGGAAAACCCTACGAGTGGGTTCACATCGAAGCGTCTAAATTGAAAAGGAGATTTTAACTATGGCTACTACTAAGAAAGAAACCGAGATTATCGCTATCCCCGCTATTGACATTCGCAACGCCACCATCACCCTCAAAGGTGATAGCCCCCTGATTGTTCATAAGTGGAGCGAGAAAGCCAAGAAGATGATGCTGGATAAGCAGATGAAGGTCGCTACCACGAAAGGTCATGACGCGAAAGACCCGTTTGCCGATTTCGTAGATACTATCTATTTCCTTTCTGGCAAGCCCGAGAGAGCAACCCCGGAAGTGTTTGAGGAAGCTCTTTCAAACGGGGCACGGTTCGGCTTCCCCTCTGTCGGTGTCAAGGCTTCTGCGGTGTCTGCTGGCTTCCGTGCTGGTGTAACCAAGAACCTCGTCAGCATGAATGGCGCTTTCCATATTGACGAGGAATATGTCGAAATCAAGGGCGTTCCTCAAATCAGAGAAGACATGGTTCGTGTCGGCATGGGTACTGCCGATATTCGTTACCGTGCGGAGTTCCCTGAATGGTCTACCACTTTCATTGTCAAATACAACGCTGGCGTAATTTCTCTGGCCCAGCTTTGCAACCTCTTTAACCTTGGCGGGTTTGCCGTTGGCATTGGTGAATGGCGACCTGAAAAGGGCGGCACCTACGGACGCTATCATGTGTGCTGAGTAGGGCAGGCTTGCTAAGGCTCGGTATGTTTTGTCAGGTCAAGGCGTGTTGTGGCAGGCAAGGTCTGGTATGTTCTGTTTTGTTCAGGTGAGTTGAGGTTTGGCAGGCCAAGGTACGGCAGGCTTGGTGAGGCGCGTTCGGGCGTGGCAGGTAGGGTACGGCGTAGTTGGTTAAGGCATGGTTCTGCGAGTCGAATTATGGCAGGCAAGGTTAGGTATGTTGCGTTCAGGTCTGTTATGTTGCGGTACGGCAGGCAAGGTTAGGCGGGGTGCGTTCCTGTAAGGTCTGTTTCGCTGGGGCATGGCAGGTGGGGCTGGTTCAGGTGTCGCAAGCCGGGTCGCTGTGGGTCAAGGTATCTTTCGTGAAAGGGGGTAAATACATGGTTTATCAATGGAAACCGCTGGCGTGTGTAAAAGCAAACGCTCAGGCGGTCGGGGAGCAGATGGAACAGCTCGAAGCCAGAAGCGGGTTGACTCCGAAAAGTCTGCTTGACGCAAACCGAGAAGAAGGTTCTCCCCTTCACGGTGAGTTTGAGTGGAATGACGGTATTGCTGCTGAGAAGTATCGGGAAAATCAAGCGGCATATTTCATTCGCCAAATCACGGTCAAGGAAGAACGTGCTTCCGGTGAGCAAATCTTGGTTAGGGCATTTGTGAACGTGGGAACAAATGACGGTCGCCGCTATTTAGGTCTGTCAAGGGTTCTTTCGGACGAAGACATGAGAGTGCAGTTACTCTCGGACGCAAAGGTTGAAATGCAGTCTTTCAAGGCTAAGTACGAAAGCCTGCAAGAATTGTCGATGGTCATTCAGGCCATGAATGAGGTCACTTCATGAAAAAGGTTTTTGGAGCACTCGCGTTTCTCTCGTTTTTCTACCTTCTGGGTGTAGTCGGTTCTATCGAAAAAGAGATGATGACGCTGGGTGTTGGCGCAATTCACATGGCGGTCAGCCTTGTGTGCTTTGGCTTGTTCGGTAAGCTGTACGGTCTTTCAGAGTCGAAGCAAAGAAAAAGCCGCTGACGGAAGTACCAGTTCCATCAACGGCAAGCGAAAATGCTCAATCCAATTATATATCGGAAACATTCACTTGTAAAGGAGTGATTCAAACGAACGTCAATCGTAAAGTCGGCAACGGTTTTGAAAAATCGTTGTGCGAATATTTGTCCAATAAGGGCTTCTGGGCGCATAATCTCGCTCAAAACGCACAAGGTCAGCCGTTTGATGTGCTTGCCTCTCGTAATCGAGAAACCCACCCGATCGATTGTAAGGTGTGTGAGAATGATGTTTTTCGCCTAAACCGAATCGAAGAAAATCAGCGATCTGCAATGACGCTATGGGAGGCCACAGGTAACGGCACTGGCTGGTTTGCGCTAAGGCTGAAAGACGGAGATGTATACTTCATTTCGCTCTATACGCTCAATAATTTGGCCGCGAAAGGTGTTAAACAACTCAACGAAAGGGATATTCGCGTGATGTGTATTTCCCTTGATGCGTGGGTGAGTCTATGCAAGTAACTGTTGGCAACCAGCTCCGAATTGAAAATCCGTCTGAGCAGTTGCTTACATGGTGCAAGAAGCAGCTCATCCTTTCTAATCCCGAATACATCAAGAAAAAACGTATGGGTTTCTGGACAGGCAATACTCCTGAGAAGTTGTATCTGTTCCAATGGGACGGCGACACACTGGTTCTTCCCTACGGGTGCTTGAACGATGTACTGGCGATGGACGATTGCCACATGAAGGTCAATCTTCCTACACCGACCGAGGTGGACTTCGGTTGCACCATCCCGCTCTATGATTACCAAGTAGAAGCCAAGGAAGCCCTGATAACTGCCTACTACGGTATTCTTCAAGCCCCTGCGGGGTGCGGTAAGACGCAGATCGGAATTGCTGTTGCGGCAGATACAGGTCGAAGGACACTCTGGCTGACCCATACACGGGATTTGCTCGTACAGAGCAAAAGCCGAGCAGAGCAGTACATGAGTCCTTCTTTGACTGGCACGATCACCGAAGGTAGGGTTCAAATCGGTAAAGCAATCACCTTCGCAACGGTGCAGACCATGTGCAATCTCGATCTGGGTCAATACCGTGATGTTTGGGATTGTATCATCGTGGACGAGTGCCACCGTGTAGCCGGAACCCCGACCGCCATGACGCAGTTCTCAAAGGTGCTGAACGCTCTGGCAGCTCGGCACAAGTACGGCCTGTCCGCCACGGTTCACAGGGCAGACGGTATGATTGCCGCCACCTACGCCTTGCTGGGCGGGATTGCCTATCAAGTGCCGGAGGAAGCGGTGAAAGACAAGATCATGACCGTCAGCGTTCTGCCTCGTGCTACTCACATCGGTTTAGACCGTGAATTTCTTGATACGGATGGCACAATCATTTATGCCAAGCTGGTGAATTATCTTACCGAAGATTTTCGCCGTAACGGTCAGATTGTCGGTGATCTCATGCTGAACGATCAGCATTTCAACCTCATTCTTTCCGACCGTCTGAATCATCTGGAATATCTAATGAACCACCTTCCACGGCAGTTAAGGGAGCAGGCCGTCATGATTGACGGAAAGATGACCTCGAAGAAAGCGAAAGCTCTCCGGGAACAGGCCATTGAGGAAATGCGGCAGGGACGCAAGCGGTATCTGTTTGCCACCTACTCTCTGGCAAAGGAAGGTTTGGATATTCCTCGGCTCGACCGCTTGTACCTGACTACGCCGCAGAAGGACTACGCTGTGATAACTCAGAGCATTGGTCGTATCGCTCGTACCTTCGAGGGAAAGGGAGAACCTATCGCCTACGATTATGTGGACGATGGTATCCAGTACCTCGTGAGAAGTTACAAGAAGCGGTGTACGACCTACCGGAAAGCGGGGTGCAAGTTCCTTGAACCTTGAGCCTTTCATTTTCGACTGCGAGGTGTTTGCCTACGATTGGCTTTTTATTTTCAAAAACAAGGTCACGGGGGAATACACCGAGATTTGGAATGACAATGAAGCGGTCGAACAATTCATGACCCAAGAACCCCTGCTGGCAGGGTTCAACAATAAGCACTATGACCAATTCATTCTAAAAGCGGTTCTCTCAGGTTTCACGCCGGAGGAAATCAAAGCGGTCAACGATTTTATTATCGTTGGCGGTCACGAGGGCTGGGAGTACGCCCCTCTCCGTGACTGCGGGATTTTCTTCGATCAATATGACCTGATGGACGATTGCCAGATGGGGTTGTCCTTGAAAGCAATCGAAGCACACCTCGGAATGGACATTCGAGAAACCACCGTACCGTTTAACATTGACCGCCCTCTCACCGAGGAAGAAAAGCAGGAGGTTTCTTTCTACTGCCGACACGATGTTGACGCAACCGATAGGCTGGACGATCTACGGCAAGGCTACCTGTCCAGTAAGCTCACGCTGGGTCGTGAAAAGGGGCTGTATCCTGCAAAAGCCCTCTACATGACCAATGCCAAGCTGACCGCTGCTTACCTTGACGCAGAGCAAAAGCCACACTATGACGAGCGGGAATATCAGTATCCGCCGAAGCTGCTTCGCAAGTATATTCCGCAGGAAGTGTTCGACTTCTTTGAACGGTTGAAGGACAAGAGTATTCCTGACGAAGTGGTGTTTAAGGAAAAGCTCGATCTAATGGTAGGCGGTTGTCCTTGTACCATCGCCTATGGCGGTATTCACGGGGCTATCCCGTGTTACCGAGAGGAAGCTACAGAAACCCGTTCTATCCGCAACAAAGATGTTGCAAGTTACTACCCGCACCAGATGACCTTGAACGGTTATTGTAGCCGAAACATTCCCTCTCCCGATGTGTATGCCGCCACCATTGAGCGGCGAGTCAAGGCAAAGAGGGCTGGTGATAAGGCTACAGCAAACGCCTTGAAGCTGGTGCTGAACACCACCTACGGCGCTATGTTGAACCGCTACAACGACCTGTATGACCCGCTCATGGGGCGCTCGGTCTGTATCTCAGGCCAGTTGCAGTTGCTTGAAATGGCGGAACATCTTGTTCAGGACTGCCCAACCTTGAAGATCATTCAGCTCAACACCGATGGTATCATGGTCAGCCTTGATGACTGCGATGTGCCTATGTATCAGGAAATCACGCAGGAGTGGCAGGACAGAACCGGCTTCGAGTTGGAGGAAGACCTTATTAAGATGATCTGCCAGAAAGATGTGAACAATTATGTCGAGGTTCCCTTCGAGGGCGACCCCAAAATCAAGGGCGGCGTTCTCGTTCGTGGGATTGCCCCGGCAGGAGCGTTCAACATCAACAACAACGCCTGCGTGGTTGCCAAGGCCGTCAAGGATTATCTGGCCTACGGTATCCCGGTCGAAGATACCATCATGAGTTGTGACCGCCTGCTGGACTTCCAGTTGGTCGCCAAGGCCGGGAGTAAGTATGGTGACGCTCTCCATGAGATAGACGGTCAGATGGAGGTCGTACAGAAGGTCAACCGAGTCTATGCTACGGAAGATCATCGGTGCGGAACCCTCTACAAAATCCACCTCGGTACTGGCAATCCCGTTAAAATTGCTGGACTCCCCGCAAAATGTGTCGTGGACAACGACAATCACCTGACGATTGATGTGGTTGACCGTGACTGGTATATCCGGCTGGCACGGCGTTATGTCCGAGATTTCCTCGGAGAGAAGCCGCCCAAGCGAAATACCCGCAGAGTCAATTCCATTAAGAAAAAATTATTAGAAATATTGGAGGTATAAATATGGCTACTACCAAGAAAGCCGCTGAGACTGCGGCGGTGGATTATTCCACCATGAATGTGTTCCAGAAGTTGCAGCTTGCCCGTGTGCGCTTCCTCGAAGCTGGCGTGGACAAGAGCGGCAAGCACATGAAGCTCGAATATAAGTATTTCGAGCTGGCGGACATTGTTCCCAAGGCCGAGCAGATTTTCCTTGAAATCGGTCTGATGATGGTTCCGTCCATGTACGGCGACAAGGCGACCGCTCGTGTCTACAATGTCAATGACCGTGAGGACTTCATTGACTTCGTTGCACCGTACACCCCCATCGCCCCCATCGTGTCCAACGCTGGTAATCAGGTCACAAACGAAATGCAGGCGACCGGCAGCTCCATCACCTACATTCGCCGCTACCTGTGGCAGCTCGTTCTTGACATTGTGGAGCATGACAGTATCGACAGCGGCGAGTTTGACACGACTCCCGCTCCCGCTCCTGCCGTCGCCAAGAAGCTCCCTGCGACCACTGCACAGCGTCAGGAGATCAAGAAGGAACTGACCGGCGCTCCTGCTGGTGCGGCTACCAAGGAACAGGTCGGTACACTGAAAAGTCTGCTGAAAAAGCTCTTGGACATTGACGCAGAGCAGGAACAGTTCGTGCAGACCATCGCCATGAAGACGGAGGGCTTCTCCAAGATCGAAGCCGACAAGTGTGACGCTCTGATCGAGGGCGTGAACGATATGCTGGCTGGCTACGAAATGAAAGCGACAAAGGAGGGCTAAAGTGTGGAATGGCTTGACGGCAACAAAATTCAGATTATTCCTCCCAAGCGTCCGAAGAAGCTGACCGGTACTCGCTTTGCTACTATCCTCGGTCTGAACCCGTGGTCTACGCCGTTCGAGATTTGGTGCGAAGTAACTCGCACCTATCAGAAGCCGTTCGAGGATACGATCTACACCATCGCCGGTAAGACCATCGAGCCTAAGCAGGCCGAGTATATGAAGCAGACCTACTTCATGAGCAATCTGGTCACACCGACCGACATTTGGGGCAAAGACTACTTCCATCAGACCTACGGTGACTTCTTCAAGGAAAGCCCCGTTCTCGGCGGTATGTGGGACTACTTGCTCTATGGCAAAGATGGTAATCCCACCACCGTCCTCGAAATGAAGACTTCCAAGCGTGTCGAGGACTGGAAGGACGATATTCCTGAGTATTACGCTTTGCAGGCGGCGTTGTACGCTTACCTTCTCGGCGTGGACGAGGTTATCATGGTAGCTTCCTTCCTTGAGCCCAAGGATTACGACAATCCTGAGAAGTTTGTGTGCAGCGGTGAGAACACCATCACTCGACCCTTCAAGGTATCTGAGCGTTATCCCAACTTCCAGAAATACATTGATGCCGCGCTGGCGTGGTGGAGAATGTATGTGGAGAGCGGTATCTCCCCCGCCTATGACGAGCGGAAAGACGCTGAAATCCTGAAAGCTCTCCGCACCAACAACCTGTCTCCTGAAACGGATATGGCTGCACTGGTCAAGGAAGCCGAAGACCTGAAAACCAAGCTGGACGCTCACGCTGCTGAGGTGGCTGAGGACGAAAAGCGGTACAAGGTCTTGAGCGACATGATTAAGAAAGCCGCAATCGCTCAGTTCCGTGACGGTGATAAGAAGGTGTCTATCGCTGGCTCCGCCTATAATTGGGAAGTCAGCCGTACTTCCACCACGAAGATCGACAAGGACGCTATGAAAGCGGACGGCGTTCTGGCAAAGTACACGACCACCGAAGACAGCTACCGCATTTCCCCGAAAGCGGTGAAAATGGAGGGCGGACATGAGTGAGAAGCAGGAACACCGCAAGCGCCTTAATGCTCGGTTAGAGTACGCCGCAAAGTTTGAGCGGTGGGTTGCCGAATGTCCTTCGGTTTTGACTTTCTGGCGTATCAAACGCTGGATTAAAAATATGCCTAAGAAAGAAGGATAATCTATGAAGTTTTCAAAGTTCGTGAAGTCCCTCGCCCCTGATGGCGGCGCTATCTACGAGTACATGGACGAACGCTGGCTTGCTTCCCCGTCCGTACTTATGCTCATTCCCGATGGTATCCGCAGCGTGACCGGGTACATCAACGAGAAAATGCCTGATGGCATTGGTCGCCTGATTTCTCAGGTCGGTTGCACCGAGTACGCCACGCTGGTCAAGGCAATTATGCCTGAGCCGGACGGCGCAATCAAGGATTGTGTTCGTATCTTCGCCACGCAGGATAGCACCATGACCCTTCCCATCACCAATGATGACTGGTCGCTGATCGAGAAGTCTGACTTCTGCGAAATCTTGTACGCTTACGATCTGGAAAGCGATAAGAGCGTACCGAAAGCCCTGCTGGTCAAGCAGTACGCCAAGTACCCCGATAACGAAGACCAGTTGGTTGGTATCATCTTCCCCTGTGAGTACACAGAACAGCTCAATTTCTACACCATGAAGGAGGACAAAAACAATGGCTAAAATCGGACTCACCGAGGGTTTCATCCCCATTCCTGAAGGTACTCATGTCTTTCAGATTACCGATGTGAAGTACAAGGAAGACTTCGGCAAGCTGGAAGTTTATATGCAGACGCAGACCGGCAGTAAGCACATCGAGCGTTTCTCTCTGCTGAAATCTGATGGCTCTCCCAACGAGGGTGCATACAACGCTTTCAGCTACTTCGCCAAGACCGCCCTCAACAATTTCGACCTGACCGAGATCGACCACACCGACCTGATTGGTCACTTCATCGAGTGCGATGTGGAGCATGATGTTCAGGAAAACAAGAGGAAGCCCGGACAGAGCATTACCTTCGTCCGTTTGACGGATAAACGCCCCTCCGAGGGCTGGGACGGCTCTGGCAATACGGTTGTTGCCCCTGCTGTTAAAACCGATCCTGCGGCTTCTCAGACCGCTCCGAAGACCCCGATGAATTTGGTAGCTCTCCTTGGCTGATACCGGGCGCGAGGGAGGGCTAATTTGAAAGGCTCTCCCTCGCCAATGGTATGTTGAAAACTATGTTGAAAGTGAGGATAAGCTACAATGGAAGAAGTTAAAGTACAGAGGCACGCCCTGATTTGTGAGGAGATCAACAGGCTCTATGAGCAGAAGAACCATGACTACGGTGACAGCTTCCACCAGACCTTCATCGAAGAAGGAATGGCGATGGCTCGTATCCGGTTGGGAGATAAGTTCAGCCGCTTTAAGACCCTCTCCCGTGGCGGTGGACAGAAAGTCAATGACGAGTCTATCCGAGACACCCTGATTGACCTCGCTAACTACGCCATCATGACTGTGCTGGAAATGGAGGTTGCGGAAGATGTTGCAGATTAAAACCATTCGGAACCGTCTGAACAATCCCACCCTCTTTGACGATGAAGTAAATACGGCTCTGCGTGACGGGTGGACTCTGAAAAAGAGAACCGTTCTGCGGCCTATCGGCCAGTCCGAGTCCGTCTTCGGTCACATGATGTTGTATGCAGAGTTGGAAAAGGAGGTCGCTGACGATGACGTTGAATGATTATCAGAAAGCCGCCGAGCGCACTTCCGGCAACCTGACCTCGTGGGATAAGGTTCGTAACGGATGTTACGGTCTGAACGGTGAAGCCGGAGAGTGCATTGACATTCTGAAAAAGACCGAGTTTCAGGGTCATGACTTTGACCCGATGAAGATGGTTGACGAGCTGGGCGATGTCCTCTGGTATGTCGCACAGTTGGCGACCGGCTTGGGCGTGACCCTCGAATATGTGGCACAGCACAATGTCGATAAGCTGCTGGCTCGTTACCCTGATGGGTTCGACAGTGAAAAGAGTATCCATAGAAAGGAGTACGAAAATGGCTAAGATTTTCAAATTCACAGGCTATTTCGTTGACCCCGCTGGCGAATGTAACAAGAGAGATGTAAAGACTGCTCTCGAAGAAGTCACAACTAAAGCTCTGGATATTTTTTCACACCATGTCGAGGTGAGAGAAGTAGAACTTGTGGAGTGGAACGATGACCACCCTCTCAACGCTTGCGAGTGTCCCGTGAGTGAATGCGAGAAATATTTCGGGGAGGGTTATCATGGCTGACTGCTTTTCCAAGTCCGAAGTGACCGATTTTCTGAACTTCATGAAGCTGCCTGACGGAACCCCTGTTGTTTCCGATGACATGATGGAGTACCTGATGGCCTACGGCTTCTTCACCGCTCCTGCTTCTACCAAGTACCACGGCAATTACGAGGGCGGTCTTCTGGAACACTCCCGCATGGTCACGGAGTACCTTCTGGCGCTCACTCAGGCC